GTCGTACGCCGGTCGTAGCGCGTCGTCGGCTACGCCTGACTCACGCTGTAGCGCGTCGATCATTGCCTCGACCTCGGTCGTGTCGTGCGCTAATCCGAGGTTGTCGAGGGTTGTGGCAAGTTTGGCTGCTGCTGCTTCATCGTCGATAAATGCCTTGACACCGTCGACACCGAACTGAACAGCCGCGTAGCCTGCTGCAGCGCCAGCACCAATAAGCGCAGGCCCAAGCATGCTTGACATCGTGTTGCTGAGGTTGCGGGTCGCGTTGCCAAAGCGCCCTAAGTCTGCTTCGGCTGATTTCATGCCTGACGTGAATTTCTTCAGGTCGGCTGCTAGGTAGACGGTCAGTGTCCGGCTCACAGTGTGTTCCTATTCCACTTCGTCACAATGAGGTCGACGGCTTGTGTCCATTCGTGCAGCGCTTGCGCCTGGTATGGCCTGCGGTTCGCCATCCATCCTGTGCCGTTGCCGAATGCTGCATAGTCGGCCTGTGTGCCTCGAAAGGCTGGGTAGCGCGTCATGTTCGTCGATGCGCCACCGGAGTACACGCGCTTGTCTTTTCCGACCTTAAGCGCTGGCAGGCGATCGGATGCAGCGCGCACAGAGTCGGCAAGCTTTGGACCCCAACCGCCAGCAGTGAGCGCTGCTGCCTTCCATGATGGCACCATGTGTCGGTTAGCGATGTCGACTGATGCGCGCCTAAGTTCTTTGGTGGCTTCTTTGGGAAGTGTGCGCATGTCTCGGAGAACTGCACCGAGGCCCTCTACGCCTAGCTCAACGTATTTAGCCATCTCGCAGCTCCTCAATAATTGTTGCCAGTGTTCTCGGGTCGTAGCCGATCACTTCAGCCAACGGTCGGCTAGTTCTTATGGCCACCTGTATTAGGAGACGGCGTGGATCGCCGTTTTCGTAGGTCCCACCTGCTCACGCCTGTCGGTAATCACTTTGTGCTCGCGGGCCCACTTCTTGACAGTCTTAAAGTCAGCGGGCTCTGGGTCGACGAGCGTGCAGTACGCCGACAGGAGATCAAGGCCTGCTGGGTAGGCCGTGACCTTTGCCTTGTCGCAGAAGTCCCGGTAGTCGACTACGTGAATTGTGAGGACAGTGACCTCGACGGGGTCAGTGGCCCCGTCGAGGTACACATCGAGGACATCCCACATGGCTACGCGAACACGAGTACGCCGGTGAGCTGCGCCGTACACATGGCTACCCCTGTAGCGTCAAACGTCGTTTCCGCTGACTCAACGTACATGGCGGCGCCGGTCCATTCACCAGTTCCACCGTCGATGACGACGGCAATGCTGGCGCCTGAGTCGACAACAGTCTGCAGCTCCTCAAAGATGCCACCCATATCGTCGTATAGGAATGAGAGGTTGACGGCGCTGATGAGGTCTGTCTGGCTGAATGCGTTTCCATCGAGTGTGCGCGTGCGCGTGATGGTCGACGTGCTCGTCACCGTGCCGCTCGTCACCTGGGCGCTGTAATCGACGGCGGCCACGGTCACAGTGAACGTGGCACCGGCAATGGAGGTTGCTGGCATTGTCTTACTCCTTCATCGATGCGGTTAAGGATATTTCGACTGTGATAATTGAACCTTGGCTACCGACGTCCATGAGCACGGGCGGCCCAATGCTCGATACAGCGACGTAGGTGGGGAGTGCCGGAAGGATGGCGTCGATTGCGTCTTCAGCGTCGAGCTGCGCCGCGCTGTTCTTGCGTGGGTTCACTACGATCATGAGGCGCCACTGTGTCCGGTAGGAGAGGCGCCCTAGCCGTTCAGGTACGACCCAAGGACTGTCAGCCATGATCACAATGGACGGTGGGATGGGTACAGGCGGCGTGCTTGTGTAGACCTTGTATCCGAGTCCCGTGACGGCGCTTGTGATCGCTAGGCGCGCCTCGGTCGTTAACGCTGTCATCCCACCAGCGCCCCTACGTTTAGGTACGGCGCGATAAGCGCTGAACGACTTTTTAGCAGGATGCTGTTTAGTCGGTAGGGGCTGGCTTGCATGTCGAGGCCGACTGACTCCCCACCTGCTGCGAACCGTGCCTGAAAGATGTCGATACCGATGCCTAGCGTCGCTTCTTTGAGCGCTGCTGGCTCGGCTGCCAATGCCGTCGCCGTAATGACCGAGCTCACTACGGCGACGGCTGCCGCTGCTACCTGGTCGAACGGGTCCGCCGCATAGGTGAGGTCCAATGCGGTAGCCAGTTGCGTCCCGGTGAGCAGCGCCATGTTTACGGCTCGACCAGGCGAACGATGCCAGCGGGCAGGTACGCCGCGGTGACGCCGTATCCGTAGATTGCAATGTCGCGACCGAGCTTGCCGACGTTCTCAGCATTGGCGAGGCGTGGGCCGTCCTCGATCCATCGGGCAGACTCGCCGTTGGTGACAATTGCATGCCTGTCTGCATCGCCATCAAGCCACTTTGCGCGCACGACCCGAAGGCCGGACACGTTGACGAGCAAGCTCGACGCTGTGGCGACACCGGACACGTTCTGCACCGAGTACGGCGCAGGGAAAAACGACTCCCAACCGCCAATCTCGATCATGAGCGCCGTTGATGCGTAAACGATGGTGGCAGGCACGCCGGTAGCGTCCTCACACTCCATCGACGCCTCGAACACTGCAGCGCGGAACACTGACCCGGTCGTGTCGCCGGACATGTCGTAATTGATCGTTCCTGAGCCTTGCTGCCACAGGTCGTCAGTGAACTGACGGTCAGTGACCGTCGAGTAGCTGGCGGCCATGATGCGGTTGTGCGCGTCGAGGTACGACGGCTGCGACCGCTGCAGCAACTGGTAGGAGATGTCCGACCCGGCTGCATATGTCTGCAGGGTCGCTGTGCCCTTTTCGATACTGATTTGTACGCTGTTAACTTCGTCCTTTTCGTTGGCTTGTGACTCAACGATGTCAGTAAGGACGCCGTCAAAGTACGGCCAGTTAATGTCAAGGCCGATTGCGCCGGCTGACTGAGGACCACCGACGCCGGTGATGACTGGGCGCCCGAGGTCGATGATGCCTCGGACCTGCTGCAGCCACACGGGCGGCATGACTCCGGGATTGTCGCCAGTGACCTGGTCGAACAGCGCCCGAGTCTCTAGGCCGTCGAGTACGGCTTTGCTGTAGTCGCCGAAGCTGCGGAACTGTGCGAGCGGGTGGACGGGCTCGGCAACGTGGGCGACTGCTGCGACCTCACGCCGCAGGTCGTCAATTGCTTGCCGTGCTTGGATGTCTGCGACGACCGCGGGAGCGGTGTCCTCGACGGTTTCGACTGACATGTTTTCCTCTCTAATTGCTCCTACGCCTGCCGATGAGTAGGCAGGCTGATGGGTGAGACTGACCTCAGCCAATGCGGCTTTGGTGTAGACGATGCTGTTCTTGCCTTGCGCCCGTTTGGACTCAAGCGGTGCGAACCCAACTGACAGGCCGCGACTGGACCCGGTACGCATCAGCGTCGCAGCGTCGCGCCCAAGTGAAGTGTTGACGACGTCGAAATCGATGTACAAACCATCGGCTTCGTTCGTTGCGCCAGTAATCACGCCGATCGGTTCATTGTGTCGGTAGGCCAGTGGCTTGCCTACGACAGCAGTGACGTCGAATGCACCAGGTGCGAACGACTCACGCATCCCGTCAAACTCAATTTCGACACCGTACGGGACTGCCATGCCGTAGCCGGTGCCGATGATGTCGCCACCGTCCTCGGCGCGCGTGTGCAGTAGCAGCGTGCTGTCCGTCGTGACTGTTCTCATTTATCCGCCCAACTGAACTAGTGAAGTGGGAGTGAGGCCGAGTGTGTTCAGGTCGACCACTAGGCGCGCCTCTTCGGGGGTCAGTACGCCGAGTGGAACTAGTTTCTGTACTAGGTCGGCTAGGTCGCTGGCATTGCCTCGCAGGAAACCGCTCGTGTCGAACCGCACAGCGTGCCCTCTAGGTGTGACGTCTGGCATGGACAGCCTGTGCGTGATCATGTCCATGACTGGTCGCAGGCTGATGTCGAGCAACTGCCGATACAGGTCGACACGGTTTGAATAGGTAAGCGACGAGCCCGACACGCTGGCGCCGACCCATACGGGGTCAAGGTTTGCGATGCGTGCAATACCGATCGCGCTCTCGTTGCGAGCCTCGACTAGGGCTAGATCTCGCGCCGACCAGCCCATGCCTTTGGCTTCGATCGCGCTGTTTAGGTAGGCCGTCGCCCTGTTTGTCCTGGCTTCTTCCCAAGCGGACAGGAGCGAATCGACGGTCGCTGCTGGTAGGTCAGCGCCCGTATTCTTCAGGACGACGGTCGGCATAGGGAATTCGCTGTAGTTGAGCGTCGCTGCCTCGAGGGCCGCTGCTGTGTTGATCGCAGCAGCTCCGGTCGTCAACCAACCGCCTAGGCCGTCGCCGTAGAACTTGATGACGTCGCGAGCCGGCACAGGACTTCCGATGTAGTAGAACGGGTCAACGGGTGGGAACTGGGTGTTCTGGTTAGCGGTCGACCGTGTCGTCAAGTCTGACACGTCGTCAACGTCCATCACCATAATTTCGCGTGGAAAACCGTCCCACGTCCTGTCGACCACAAGCCAGTACGCGCGATCATGCAGTAGGAGGTTCTCGATCGTGCGCGCCATGACGCTCGTATAGGGCAGGTACGACGACGGCATGACGAGCACCGACTGTGTCTCGATCGGTTCACCAGCTCGATACGTGCGCAGGCTGAAACCGCTGATCGTGTGCGAATACGTTTTAAGCGCGTCCACGAATGCTGGGACCTGCAGCGCTGCCAGTCGTGACGTCCGAAACGACGACCCAGCGCCTTGGATCATTTGCAGCAGCGCCGACCCGGCACCTTCCCGTACGAGCACAGATGGACTGCCCTGCATCCCTCGTGAAGATGCAGCAGCAATCCACCTAGGCCGTCGGGGAAACGTTGCCACGGCCTTATTGTCACACGTTGCTGCTAGTAGTCAAGCGCGACGCCTCGACGAAATGATCGCTGTAGGCCGCTGGCGCTTCGTCGCTTGTGCTGCTGCGAACATGACAGCGCGCGCAGCGTACGACGGGCCCTGACCCATTGCGCTCGACAGAACCCAACCTGCGTCCCGT